ACTTGAGTTGGTTGTGTTAGTTGTTGTTGATGGTGCAATCACTGTATTACCCGCAGATTGTTTTGCCTGTAATTCATCTAGTTTTGCTTGCAATTTCATTATACGTTCTTCCGTATACATTGCACCTTTACTACCACCCTTACCTTGTTCATTATACTTAACCATACGGTCTTGATTAAGTTTTAGGTGTCTCTTGTAACGTTCTTCTTCTGCCGCCATCATATCTTGTTCAGACTTAGGGGCTCTTTTTGTTTCTGTATAATTGAATCCGTCTTCGTCTGTACCTCGAACTTCATGGAAATCATCGTCTTGTGGTGGTGTAACAACTTGTTTTTCTACTTTAGGAACTACTTTACCTTCTTTAATTTCTTTTACTTCTGGTTCTTCGTCACCACCAAATCCAAAGAATCCTGCTATTGAACTACCAATAGCTTTAAACTTCTGTTTGACAAATCCAGTAATACCACTAAAGATACTTTTGATACCCTCTATCAAATCTGACGCTAGGGTTGAGAACATGTTACCGTCTTTACCATCAAACAGAGACATGACTGCTCTGAATGGGAACATCAATCCATCAAAAATCATATCTTGGAATGAAAACTCAGCAAGTTTTTCTTTGAAGGAGTCGAATCCAAATAGACCCGCAACAAAACCAATTACCATTTTACCAAGGTCAAGTAAACCACCAATAAAACCAGATGTAATTCCCGCAAAGAAACCACTAATAGCGGCACTAATTTTTGCAAAGATTCCACCCTCAGTATCAGTGAACGCTTTGAATGAACCAATAAACCCATCAATGATACTAATGATTGCAACTGTAATCGGCCCACCTAAGAACTTACCTATTCTTTTGAACACATTAAAGAATGGTTTAACGACTTCACCAAGTCGAGCAAAGATACTTCCCCCTTCAGATGCACCTTTTGTAATTGTTTTAAATGTCTCTCCCAGTTTAGAAAAATTCTTGAGTTGATTCCTTATGACATCTGAACTTAGAAAAAACGCTTTTATATTTCTACCGATAGATTTAAAAAAGTCACCTATCTTACCAAAGAACTCAAAGAACTTAGTTGAACCAGAACGAACACTAGCAATAACACTCTTAAACCTTTTTGCAATACTTTCTAGAGTTGTGGTAAATCTACCAAACACTTTAAAGGTATCACCTTTTAAGATTTGTCCTGTTCCAGCTTTACGGAAGATATCTCCTAGTGCATCAAATAACATTGTAATTGGTTTGATTACTCTGTTACTAAAGGCAGTTTTTATAAACTTTGGAGTTATTAATTTGAAAGAGTCTTTGATACCATCAAGAAAACCAACAACAAGTCCCGTAAGTGCCGCACCAATAGCACCAATTACTCCAAGGAAACCCATCCCCTTTGCATCACCTACCATCTGTCCAAATCTAGGTTGGTCGCCACCACTCTTTTCTTTCTTCTTTTCACGTTCCTTTTCAAGATTGTCGCCTGCCTGATTTGCCATAGATTTAAAGTATTGTGCAAAAGATTTATTCAGACTAGCAAGTTCGCTAATCTGTTTCTCGTCTCTTTTTTCACTTTTAATACCTTCAATCTGAACTGCTTCAGTGAGGTGTGATATGGTTAATTCTGCCATTGTCTTATCCGTTTTGGTTTTTCATTCGTTCTTCTTGTTCTTTAAGATATTCCTCTAGTAATACTAGGTAAATCTCCCTCTCCCATGGCATCATATGTTCTATGTCATACAATGAATAATTAAAGTGTTGCATTAACGCAAAGTTGGTCTTAAAATGATTGACCAAATTATCATGCGAGAGGCATATTAAAAAAAATCTTGAAGACCCTCCAGAGTCACTTTATTCTCGTGACCACATGTACATTTAAACTCTACTTCTTTTTTCATGACTGGTACAGTTTTTAGGTATTCACCAACCTTTGTAAACTGTATGTTTGTCATTGAATCTATAAATTCATTCAGTTCTTTTTTACTTACGTCTGATACAAGATGATGTTCGTCTTCTGTCATGATTGCAACCATACAGTCTTCTAACATCATGAATCCAAACTCCGCTTCAGAAACACCTTCACGGAAGTTCTTTACGAATCCATCATAAGTAGGATATCTTAGTTCAATAGAGATATCATCTGTAATCTCAACCACATTGTTTGCATCTGATTTTGTAACTTCAAGAGACGATAAGTCAATATCAACCTCTGTCCTTAACTCACATTCTTCAGCCTCACATTTAAAGTGTAAGGTTGATGTCTCACCAACCGACTTACTACGAATCTGAGTGAACATGTATTCAACATCGAACGTTGCAAGGTCACTTGTTTTAATATCTTCATTCACACATGCGACAACGGTATCGACCATTGCCCTCATTGCCTGTTTCTGGTCTTGCGACTCAAAAGCAGAGAGAAGAAGTTTCTCTTCTTTGACCAAATATGGTCTATATGTGACAACCTTTTCAGATGATGGGATTACCATCTCATACTTTAGATTATCATTTAACTTAGGTAGTGCCATTATATTCTCCAAATATTATAAAAATTTCCTAATCAGTTCACCCGCAAGTCCTTCGACAAAATCGTTTCCTACACGGTCACCCTTTTTTGACTTCCAATTCTTATATGACAGTTGTACCGTCACTTCAAGTAATTGTCCGTCATCACTCAACTCAATTGCATTCAATGTTGTTGGGTATGCTTTATCTAGGAGTAACGTATATGTGATATCGTCACCGAACACCGCATTTAAATCAAACTCACCTTGTGCGAGGTCTAACGGGCCTAGTCTTGGTAATCTTCCTCTAATTGCAGAAGGAATTTTACCAGAGTCAAATAGTTTCTTTTTCTTTATAGGGAAAGAATAATAACAGGATGTGTGTAATCGTTGTAATATCCAACTTCTTTTGTTTCTGCATTTACTGCTTGTTCTTGCCACAGTTCAAAGTATTCTCTGATACCCATATCATTCAAACAATGGAACGTGAGTGTTACGTCATCTACTGCATAACCATATGCAACTTTAGTAACATCAATACCCATTGGTCTTTCTGTAGAAAGAATTTGTCTGCCAGGCAATGACGCTGCTTTACATAACAAGTTTAAGTTACGTGCGTCACCTTTGATAGGTGGTAAGAAAATCTTATATAGACTTCCTAATGCGATTCCCCCGCCAGCACCTACAGATGATTTAAAATCGTCAATACGAATACTCATTAGTCTTTACCTATTGCCTGTCTTGAATCATAGAATACTTTCTGTGAGTTCGATTTACGGAACTGTGCAGTCGGTAAGAATGTTGCAATCTCCCACTCTGGAGCAGGAACTTCTGCAAACTTACTCTTGACATGTGAATTCAAGTAGTGTTTAAAACATGGTTTGTAGTATCGCAACTTTGCAATACCCTGTAATCTCTTGTAAGTAATATTAAACTTTGCATCGTCAGAGTTCTTACTGGACGCAACTTCCATCAATGCATCCAACATTTTTGCACGAAGGATAGGTGGAAGATAATGAAGGTTGATTCCATAGAATCCACCCTCTGCTGGCCCGACTACAATAATCAATGGGAATGCATCATAGTATGGAAGTTTATCTTTAGTCTTTGGGTCATAGAAAAACATCTGCATAGAACCAATAATACCACGATTCGCTCTTTGTTTTATCTGGTCTTCTTTCATCAATGCTTCACGATTGATAGACCGCATGTTAGATGCTTTCTTTCTGAACCATTCACGGGATTCTTTGGTACGGGGAGTAACTCCCGCACGGAATGCCTGTAATTCTAGTCTGTTGAATATATTACTCATAGTTCTATTTATACCAATTTAACTTATCTTTCTTATATCTTTCGAGGTTTTTGAAATATTTCTTTACGTCTTTTCTTGTTATATTGGGTAGTTTTTCTTCGTAAGTCTCTCTCAAGTCATATCCTAGTTGTTTGTACCAACCCATATGCCATCCAGATAGACTTTCTGGTCTTCCTAGTTTGATTATTCTGTCTGATTGATACTTAGTAGTCCATTCTAACATGTCAATTTGGTCGTAATTTCCACTTGGATGTACCCATACTTGTTGAAATGTTTTTTCTGCACGGTTTTTTAACTCTTCCTTTAGAGCAGCATCTTTTGGAAAATTATCTACCATTTGTCGTAAAGAGGGGTTTGGGTTTATTACTCTCTTTACTTCCCAGTGTTGATAATAGTAATTTTCTATAGCTTTATCTAAAAGAGTTTTATCTCTCCACGTGTATCCATATTTGGACGGGTCTTTTTCTATATCTGAAACTGCATCAACACCATCTGAGACATGTTGTGATATATACAATGGATGTATTGTGACTTGATTCCACCAATACTTATTCAACCATTCTCCAGATTTATCTAAAGTTTCAAATGTTTCGTGAGGTAATCCCGCAATCATTGTCAATGTTTGATTGTAATGATTACCAGTATGTCTATTCTTCTTAAAATACTCTGCGGATGCAAGTAATCCCTCTTGCATCTGTAATGGAGAAAAACCTTTGTTAATAGATTTACCAGATGCATGGTTAAATGTTTCAATACCCATAGACTGACTGGTGAATCCCATATCAATCATATTGTCCCAGTCTTGTTTTGCTCGTCTTATTAACAAGTCACCACGAATAAATCCATGGAACTGAGGTTGAAAGGGAAGTTTTCTTACAACGTCTGCAAACTTTGATATGTACTCAGAACTTGCATTAGCGGTCTCATCTGCAAGACAGTAATGTGTTACACCCCATTTCTCATAGTTCTCTCTTAGTTCTTCTTCAAAGTTTTCTGCATGTCTACTATGGTCACCCTTAACACCTAACGGGGAGTAGTCACAGAATGTACATTTGAATATACATCCTCTAGACAACTCCATGGTCAATACTTCATCCTTTTGTATAAAATCTCTTTCTTCGTATGATGTGTGTGGATTCTTATGAGGAAATGCGGGATAGTCATTAAAACAATCCATAATAACAAATTCCTTTCCTACCATGTCTATTTGATTGAAAGGATTAATTTTGACTTTTACTTTAGGGTGTTTTGCATTACCAGTAAAATAATCACACAGAGCGACAATTGCATGTTCTCCATTACCTATACAAAAGTAATCGACATTTTCGTGTCGGACAACATTAACTAGTTTATTTGCACCTACTACGATTTTTACCCAAGGGTATCTTTCCTTAATGTGTTTTATGAGTCTGTTTTGTTTTCTTACTATAGGTGGTGCTTCGTGAATTGAATATGTGAAGAACACACTGAACCCTATCCATTTGGTATTCTTAGTGATTCGAGTTTCACAAAATTCATGTAGTTCACTATCGTCCCATGCCTCAAGAAAGTCTACAACTTCAATGTCCCACTTCCCAGTATTTCTTAAATGGGTTGCAATTCTATGAGCGCCCGTTCCCCTAACTGGCATTTCTTCCCAATTACCAGAATCATAAACTGCATGTTCTGGAACAAATCCTTTACCTATCGGGTATGTAAAGGACGCACCAGTTATTATTAATCCATGGTGTTTCATCTTTTTCTTTTGGTGAAAGGTCTCAGTGGTTTTGTTGATTTAGGAATAAGAGACTTGAGTGGTTCATTCTTTTCAGTCCAGATAACAAATCTCCATCCACGGTCTTTTGCATATTCATTTGCCGCTTCCCACTTATTTATATTCTTTACGTAAGTCATACTTTCAGATATAAACTTTTTAGTTCTGCGACTACCTGTAGGAATTCTAGTCTCTTTATCTGGTTTAATCTCAACCAACCAAGTCTTACCATCTTCCATGACCATTTTTAAATCCATAAAATATCTATGATAACGCTTGTCAACTTCATATAAGTATGGTATAATAACCTCTTCAGAAGACCATTTTACTACTTTGGGGTTGTTATCACACCATTTGAATGCATGTTTCTCCCACAGAGAACGATATACCACAACAGTATGGTCTCCCTCGTACTTCTTTGTGTTTTTTACTCTGTATCTACCCGAATATGCCATAAAAACCTTATAAATAAAGATAACTGATTTATAACCTATTTATAGAGAAATTACAATGCCGACAGTCACAAACATTCAAGACGTACAGGTAGGAGATACTTTAACTTCTGCACAAATAGTTGAAGCAGCAACTGGTAGAAAGCCTTGCAT